AAGTTTCTGCAAAAGCATCGAAAGTTTCTAACGTGGTTAATAAAACTGGTGGTACACCAGATCCAATGCCAACCATTGATGGTTCCCCGCCTGGACAATCAGGCGTTAAGGAAGAGACCGAAGAAGTAGAAGAAATTTCAATCGATGTCACACAAGATGTCGAAGCACTTCTACAAGGAGAAGAATTCTCCGACGAGTTTAAATTTAAAGCAGCAACCATTTTTGAAGCCGCTGTCAAAGCGAAGGTTGTTGAAGAAGTAGAAAAAATTCAAAAGACTTTTGAAGAAAAGCTTCAGCAAGAAGTTGCTGAGGTTACTGAGTCAGTTGAAACTAGAGTTGAATCACACCTTGACTATGTTGCAGAACAGTGGGTTAAGGAAAATCAACTTGCGGTTGACACTGGTCTCCGCAGTGAATTGAGTGAAGAGTTTATCCTTGGCCTCAAGGGACTCTTTGAACAACATTATGTCGATATCCCTGAAGATAAGTATGACGTTCTCGGAGAAATGTCCGAGAAACTAGATCAAATGGAAGAGAAACTCAACGAGCAAATCGAAACAAACGTTGGTCTTAATTCGACCCTCGGAACTTATATTAAAAATGGAGTAATTGCAGAAATTTCCGAAGGTCTTGCTCAGACGCAAAAAGAAAAGCTTGCCTCTCTCGCAGAAGGTGTTGAGTTCGTTAGTGAAGAATCTTATCGTGAAAAGATCGCAACGATCAAGGAAAACTACTTTCCTAGAACACAAGCATCTCTATCAGAAGATCTTGTAACAGAAACTCAAGTGATCGCGGAAGAAGGTCCAATGGCTGCATATGCTGCCGCACTTTCCAAATGGTCTAACTGAGTTTTTCCATAAATAATTCAGATTCCTAACATAACAAACAATAAGGAGAACATCCCAAATGTATAATTCAGAATCCCTTCAAGAGAAGTGGGCTCCCGTACTCGAGCACTCAGGTCTTGATAACATCAAAGATAATCACAGACGTGCAGTCACCGCTGTACTTCTAGAAAACCAAGAACGTTTCATGCGCGAAGAGCGTGGAATGCTTACTGAGACTCCAACCAACTCAGCTGGTACTGGTGGTTTCTCAGGTTCAGGCGCTAACCCACCTGTTGCTGGTTTCGACCCAGTTCTAATCAGTCTTATCCGCCGTTCAATGCCTAAGTTGATGGCATATGACATCTGCGGCGTCCAACCAATGTCTGGTCCTACCGGACTTATCTTCGCAATGCGTTCACAACGTGGTGCTGACCGCGATGGTAACGGTGCAACCCCTAACGTATTCACCAACGAAGCATTCTACAACGAGACTCCTTCTGGATTCTCTGCTGATGACGGTGCATATTCTGCTGCAACCGGCGAAGATGCAACTAACCCTTCAGTTCTTAACGCTTCTTCACCAGGTAACTATGCCGCTGTCGGTGGTATGAACACCGCGACTCAGGAAGCACTTGGATCTTCGACATCAACCGCTTTCCGCGAGATGTCATTCTCGATCGAGAAAGTTGCTGTTGAAGCAAAAGGTCGCGCTCTGAAAGCTGAGTATTCACTAGAACTCGCTCAAGACCTTAAGGCAATCCATGGTCTTGACGCTGAAGCAGAACTTGCTAACATTCTTTCTGCTGAAGTTCTTGCTGAAATCAACCGTGAAGTTGTACGTACTATCTACGTAACTGCAAAACCAGGTGCTCAGAACAACGTTGCTAACGCAGGTTCATTCGACCTAGACGTTGACTCCAACGGTCGTTGGATGGCAGAGAAGTTCAAAGGACTTATCTACCAGATTGAAAGAGATGCTAACGCAATTGGTCAAGAGACTCGTCGCGGGAAGGGTAACTTCATCGTCTGTTCTGCAGACGTTGCAAGTGCTCTAGGTATGGCAGGCGTTCTTGATTACGCTCCTGCTCTTGGTGGTAACAACGGTTTGGCAGGTGTTGATGACACCGAGTCAACTCTAGTTGGTACTCTTAACGGTCGTATCAAGGTCTATGTTGACCCATATTCTGCTAACATTGCAGATGACCACTTCTACGTCATGGGTTATAAGGGTACTTCTGCATATGATGCAGGACTCTTCTACTGCCCATACGTTCCCCTCCAGATGGTTCGTTCCATCGGTCAGGACACGTTCCAACCAAAAATTGGTTTCAAGACTCGCTACGGCATGGTCGCGAACCCATTCTCCCGTGGAACCACGCAGTCAAGCAACGCTCTTACTGCAAACGCAAACGTCTACTACAGACGCACCCGTGTTCTCAACCTTATGTGATAAAGGTTGCTGTGGGGCAGGATGTCCCACATGTCCTTTCAGACCTCCCTCAAAAGGGGGGTCTTTTTTTATAAATAGTTTTAAAACATCATGGCATATTTTGCTGACAACCCAAACTGCCCATCTAACTTCCTGTCGGGAGCTGGATTTCAGTTTAGTCTAAAAAAATTGCCAGGTGTATCTTTTTACTGTCAGTCTGCTAATGTACCATCACAGAATCTAGCTGTTGCTATGCAAGCAACTAGATTCAATACAATACCAGAACCAGGTGATGAAGTAAATTATGATGATCTGACGGTTAGATTCCTGGTAGATGAAGACTTAAAAAATTACAGATCAATACACAATTGGATTAGATATCTAGGTCATCCAGAGTCAGATCAAGACTGGACTACCTATGCTGATGGAGATTCATATCAAGAAAAACAATATAGTGATGGAATATTATTTGTATTAGATTCAAATTTTAACAGAAAATTTAAAATTTATTTTAAAGATCTTTTCCCAGTATCACTATCGGGATTAAATTTTGATTCTACATATACGGATACAGAATATTTTGCTGTTGATGCTACATTTAAATTTACTATATTCGATATCGAGGAGGTAGGAGCGACTGGTTTTTTTACCCAAGCTGATCCACCAACAGTATCTATCAGCCACACAGTAGATTCCAATAATAATGTTATACTAACTTGGAGTTCTGAAAATGCATCAAATGTTATTATTGATCAAGGAGTAGGTGAAGCATCATTATTTGGAACTGATACAATTCCAGCTGCAACTGTTAGTTCTAGAATGTCTAATGGGACATTAATTTATACGGTTACTGCAACTGGTCGTGGAGGAACTGCAACGGCATTCACTACAGTGAATATAGGAGTTCCTGTCACTAACGCCACGATTGTTAATATTGCAGTTATAGATGAGAGTGATGCTCAGTCAATTACTAATATGGAGACTAGGTGGACTAACTTTAGATCTAATTACCCAGATAGACCTTTTTATCTATTACAACCAGCTGAATGCACAAATTATGATATATTAAGGGCTCCGTTAAGTTTTATGGAGGAGACCGACCCATCTACAATTACCAATGTTTGTGGTCAAGTAGAAGCAGCACAAGCAGATTACTTTGTAGTAACATATACATTTACTGACGGTCGTGATTTAGATACAAGAACTTATACAACTAGTCCTGATGTTGATGGACCTCTCGGATGGGCAAGGGGATCAACAATTGGCAATCCAGCTTATGTAACTTGGGGTAATGACAATACTGGTCTTGGTGTAGAATCTGTATTAATTGATATACCACAACTTTTAGTTTCTCATCCCAATGAAACAGAAATAACTTTGGATCTACGTGCATTCTGGTATGGCGCAACGGGAACAGATCCTGTTGTGGTAAATGTGACATCATACAAAGGAGGAGCTATGGTTAAATCTGGATTTAGTTGGGTTAACTTAACTGCTACAAATGTTTATAATACTTTCACATCATCTTCAAGACAAATTACAACAAGTAGTAGATCACAAGGAGAACCGGGTGAAAGAATTGCACTCATGACTATAAACTTTGTTCAAGGCAATGTTACTTTTGCTTGATGTTATATAAATAATTTTAAGTAAATAACACTTATGGCTTTAACATTTTCTCACCATTCTGGATTTGGAGGTTCTTCTTCTTTTTCTGCAGCATACAGATCATTAGCTGAATCAATATGGAGTGATTTTGAAAACTTAAAAGTAGATAAAGCTCCATATAGTGCTTTATA